ACGATATATTAATTGCAAAACTTCCTGGTGATGGATCATTGACTGGCACTTACGGGTCCTTTACATATGCTAGTTGCTCATTAACTGAGACCAATAAATATTACACCTCTGATACTAGTAATATTAGTTTTGATAGCACTCCAGGGTTAACCCCTGCTAGTGTCACATTTACACCGAATTCAGCAGGTCTTACGACTTCTATCACTGCAATAGAATAATAAATTGAAAGGTTAAATTAAAATGTTCTCATATAACACCTATAAATAACAAAAAGTCCTAATAAAATGGCAGCGATAATTACTGACCAACTTCGTATTTTGAATGCTAAGAATTTTGTTGCTGGCATTCAGTCATCTTCAAATTCTTATTATACTTTTATTGGTCTTCCAAATGCATCTGACTATCAAACAGACTGGAATGTAAATCCTCCTTCTCCAAAGGATAATTTAAATCAATCAAACGATTATTGGGATACAATGATCGCTATGAAAAAAATTTCTAGTAGCGATGTAAGTCAGGTTATTAAAAAAATAACTTGGACATCTGGAACCACATATGATATGTGGAGAAATGATATTAATAGAGATAATCCTTCACAACCATCTGGAGCATTTGATATTTATGATGCAAATTTTTATGTAATAAACACTGATTATAGAGTTTATATTTGTCTTTATAATAATGCTACTCCCGAAAATTCTTATCAGGGTAGTCCTTCACTCGATGAACCTACTTTTACTGATTTGGAACCAAGAGCAGCAGGCAATAGTGGTGATGGATATATTTGGAAGTATCTTTATACTATTAAACCGAGTCAAGCAATCAAATTTGAGTCTATAAATTATATCCCTGTTCCCAATAACTGGAATACCAATTCCGATGATGCACCAGTAAGACAAAACGCTTCTACAAGTGGACAATTAAAAATTGTTACAATTAGAGGACGTGGCGTAGGTCTTGGAAAAGCAGCAACATATACAAGAGTGCCTATCGTAGGTGATGGAAGTGGTGCAGAAGCGACTGTTGTCGTTAATAATGATTCTAAAATTGAATCAGTAACAGTTTCTAATGGTGGATCTAATTATACGTTCGGAACACTTGACTTGAAATCTGGCAATGTTCCAACAGGCACAACATCACCAGTATTTGATGTAATTATTCCACCTAATGGTGGACACGGTGCCGATATTTACCGGGAGTTAGGCGCACACAATGTGCTTACATATGCTAGATTTGAAAATGACACTGAAAACCCAGACTTTATTACTGGTAATCAATTTGCTAGGGTTGGATTGATTGAAAATCCACTTGAATATGATTCAAATTCAATCTTGACAAAAGATAAAGCAAGTTCCGTTTATGCTTTGAAACTTACTAGTGATAGTGAAGAGTACACCACGGCTACGTTTACGCCTGATGCAGAAATTACACAAACTTTAGGTGTTGGTCTTACTGCTATCGGTAGAGTTATTTCTTATGATCAAGTTACTGGCGTTCTTAAATACTGGCAAGATAGAACTAATGCTGGATTTAACTTTGATGGTACACAGAACTCAAGTCCGACACATGGATTTAAAACACTAAGATTTACAGGAGACCCTGCATCAGGAGGATCACTTGATATTGTTGGTGGTTCAGTCACTCTTGGTATTGATACTAGTTTCGGAACTCTCGCTTCTCCAGGCATAAGCACTATAATAAATAGTCGTACATACTTTCTTGGTCAGAGTTTTGTTCAGGGAGTGGCACAACCAGAATCTAAGAAGTATTCTGGAAATATTATCCACGTTGACAACAGACCTTCTATTTCAAGGTCATCCTCTCAGAAAGAAGACGTAAAGATTATCTTGCAGTTCTAAAGAATTATGCCACAGGAAACTAACCTCAATGTTGCTCCTTATTTTGATGACTTTGATCCTCGAAGTAATCACTATAAGGTTCTTTTTAAACCCGCCTATCCTATTCAGGCAAGAGAATTAAACAATCTTCAATCTATTCTTCAGGATCAGATTGAAAAGATGGGGACAAATATCTTTAAAGAAGGATCTGTTGTTATTCCTGGTGCTCAAAATTATAACCAACTTTTTCATGCCATTCAAATTCAACCTGAATTTTTAGGAATTCCTGTAGAATTATATCTTGATCAACTTTTAGGTAAAAAAATTACAGGTAGAACTTCTGGAATAACTGCTGAAGTTGTAACATATATTACTAGTTCAGAATCTACTCGAGGAAATTACACCATTTATGTAAATTATCTTAATTCTAGTTCAACTGACAACTCTACGGAAGAATTTTTTGATAATGAAGTTTTAGAAACAGAAGAATCTATTTCTTTTGCAAGCACGTTTATTGCTGCCGGAGAAGGTTTTGCTAATACTGTTGTAGAAGATGCTGCTCAAACAGGGTCTGCATTTGTAATTTCTGAAGGTGTATTTTTTATTCGTGGACATTTTGTAACTGTTCCCAGTCAGTTATTAATTCTTGACCAATATGACACTAATCCAAGTTTTAGGGTTGGTTTAAATATTAGAGAACAAATTATCACATCAGATACAGATCCACAACTTACAGATAATGCATCTGGTTTTAATAATTATGCAGCTCCTGGTGCGGATAGATTAAGTATAACTGCCACTTTATCCAAAAAGAATTATGGAGATTATGATACAGAGAGTTTTATTCAACTTGCTGAAATTGAAAATGGAATTCTTAGAGTAAAATCAGATGACACAAAATTTAATCTGATTGGTGATGAATTAGCGAAACGAACATTTGAAGAGTCGGGTAATTATTATATTAAAGAATTTGTCACCACAATTAAAGAAAGTTTAAATAATCAGCAAGGAAACAGAGGAATTTACGAACCAGGACAAATCACACAACAAGGAAGTGTTCCTAGTGATGATTTAATGGTATATAAAGTATCACCTGGCAAAGCATATGTGAAGGGATTTGAAGTTAGTGTAAATACACCTTCATTCATTGATATCATAAAACCGAGAACTACTCGTCTGGTTGAAAATCAATCAGTAAATTTTGCTTTTGGTCCTACACTCGAAGTCAATAATGTATATGGTTCACCAATTATTGGTTTTAATACCACTACAGTTTTAAGTTTAAGAGATCAAAGAGTAGGAAGTAGTGCTACTGAAGCACCCGGTACAGAAATAGGTCTTGCTAGAGTATATGATTTTGCTTTAGAGTCTGGTTCTTATAATACTTCCACACCTCAAATTAATCAATGGGATTTATCTTTATTTGATCTTCAAACATATACTAATATTGATATTAATATTGACATTACACTGGATGCTTCAAATTCAGTTCATATCGAAGGTGAGCAAAGTGGAGCTAATGCTTTTCTTAGATATGATGTCAACGCTGGAACAGCACTTACGGCATATAGCAAGCAGGGTGAATTTATATTTGGAGAAAGACTTAAATTTAATGGTGTTCTTGACAATTCAAGATTCGTTACCAATATCGATAATCGCACTATCGCAGATGTTAAGTCTGTCTTTATACAAAAAGTTGGTACAGCAAATACGTTTAGTGCCGATGTAATTCAATCTAACGGATTTCAAATTGGTATCGCTTCAATTACTGCTAGTAGTAATGGAGTTTCTACCATTACTAGTCCATCACTCCCCTCTAGTGGTTTTGCAGGAATTACAACTGTAGGAAACTTACTCAAGTTCAGTGTTCCAGAAAATGAAAATCCAACTTTTGTAAGAATCACAAGCATCAGCGGAAAAGATGCGGTTGTTGCAGCTGCAGCAACGGTAAATGGAGTAAATGTAGGCAAATTACCTACAACCACAACAAATGTCACAGATCTTACAATTCTCACGTCAAAACTTCAAGGTTCACAAGGAACAGGAAACTTTTCATCAAATGCTTCTATTTACAGTGCTCTTCCAAAGAAAAATATTCAATCTGTAAATATTAGATCTGGAAATATCATTGTAAGAGATAATTTTGACATTACAATTGATTCAAATGGCGATACACAAGTAATACAAGTTGACGATCCAACCAAAGAATTTTTTCTTCCTTTTGATGAAGAAAGATATTCACTTATTAGACAAGACGGCACTACTGAAAATCTTACAAGGGATAAATTTGTATTTACTTCAGGTAGTACACAACTTCAGATCAAAGGACTGGGGAGTGCTGATTCAAATTCAAAACTTATTGCCACTATCAAAAAGTTAAATCCAACTTCAAAAATTAAATTAAAGGAAAATAATTCTATCATTATTAATAGATCAACTGATAGTGCCTCTGGAACAGGAACGGGAACATTAAATGATGGACTTTCGCATGGATTATTCCCTTATGGGACAAGAGTTCAAGATTCAACCATTTCATTGAATGTTCCTGATGTTATTGACATTTATGGAATTTTTGAATCAAACGATACTATAGATCCAAAGTCACCTAGTGCTAATGTTCAATCATTGAATGGCCCATCTGCAACTACAAATGACTTGGTTATCGGTGAAATATTCATTGGAAAAGTAAGTGGCGCAAAGGCAAGATATATTGAAAGACTTTCAGACACAAGTATTGGGTATATTTATGTAAATGATATTACATTTGAACCTGGTGAACAAATTGAATTTAGTCAGTCTTCAGTAACTGGATCTATTGGTGGTATTGATATTGGATCAAAGAATGTAACAAGAAATTACACTCTTGCAAAAGGACAAAAAAATTCTTTCTATGATTTTTCTAGAATCATAAGAAAAGGAAATTTTCCAGCACCGACCAGAAAACTAAAGGTATACTTTACAAACGCATATTATCAGGAATCAGATGATGGTGATATTACAACTATAAATTCATATAATGGTTTTGACTATACAAATGAAA